TTATTTAATCAATGCTTTAACAATGTTTTTAATCTCGGTTACAATCTCCGACAATGTCTTATCAGAAGTGGTTAATTGCCACGAGCGATAAACCGTTCCAAAAACAAGCATACCAAATGCTGAAAAAATCAAATAAAACAACGCTTGTGCATAATAATTGAGATGTTCAAAATCAAAATAATCAATAGTAAACTCCCCTGCAAACAAACCTAAACCGATTGCACAAGTGATTTTGATGATGATTTTTAAGTTTAGGGTCAAATTGGCATTGTCGTCTTTGTCAAGGTTAATATCGCCACTCAACACAAGACTGATTAAACCGCCAACAATCAAGGCAAATAATTTGGTTAAAAAAGGAAGGACTTTTGTTAAAATTTCAGGCATTTTCTTTGCTCCAAGTGAAATAAATCTAATAACTACACAGTAAAAAACGCCCATACATAGCGTCCTCGAAGTAAGAAATAATTCTAGCAATATGAGGATTATCATTTGTGTGGTTAGGATAAACTCTTGTTAGTACAGCCAACATTTCCCCGTGTCCGTGCGTTTTTGTCGCCATCCACAATAGGGGAGAATGGTCTTTTTCCAAAATAAATCTGATGGGCGGATAGTAATAGTCAAACAACGCACGCAAAGGGGTGAAACTTTGGCAAATTACAAAAGACCGATAATCATCGGCACTGGTAAAAATGTTTTGTGGAAAGTTGATGGTTGGTAGGTCTGAGTCATAGATAACTTCCCCTTTGTTATTGAATATCTCCAAACCCACTCCCGATTGTCGAATGGGAGGGTTTATGTCAAAAAACAAAGCCTTAAAGGATTCTTTTTTCATTACTTCAAGCATAAATGATATGTGGTTCATGCTCTTGGCGTAGGTATATTGTGGGTAGTGCTTGATGAATGTTGTTCGATGTACACATAAGAATACTCTAGCAAACCTTTGACCATTTTTTCTATATGAAATCTGTGCATACCCCACACCATATTTGAAACTAATTCCAACCAAAGGATACTTAATATACTCTGGGATGGGAATATCGATGACTACACCCCCATCAGTATCTGATCCTAGATAGAATCCCGTATGGAAAAACGCATCATAATTCGCCTTGTCGGGTGGCGATATGGCGTGCTCGTGTACCAATCCGACATTCACTGCATTTTCATCAATCAACACGCCAAAATCACTAACGATTTGAAACATTAAACTCTCCCACCAAAAAAGATTCAGTGAATTTTTCCAGTTGCATCATCATCGCTTCTGGGTGGTCGGTAATCAGCAATTCATTTGGATATTTGTCCAAATCCACAAAAGCCGATGCAAAAATGAAAAATCTTCTATTCCCATCATTTTCCTGTCTGAATTTCCCCAGTTCTTTCTCGCCATATAAAACTTTTGTGATACGCAGAACTGATTTATCCATACCAAGCAACTTTCGCCCATTGGCATCATAAACTTCTAAACCTACTGGCATAATTTCACTCCAATAAAAAGCCGCCCTTGATGGACGGCAGTTGTTACCAAAGACCAAGCCTTACTCTAAGTACATTGTTTTCATCATAAACCATCAGCAAACTGTCCTTAATCTCAAGCCTTGCCCCTGTTTGAGCTGACTTAAAATGCCCGATGTTTGCTGACAACGCCGACAAACTGCCAATGCTTGCCTTATCAATATGAGCCAGTTTAATGCTGGCATTGGCAATACTGGCACTGTTTAGCCACGCCCCCGCAGGATAGCTTACGCCATCAATGGTCGTGGTGCGAGTAGTGAACACAAACGGCTTTTTGGCGGTCGTTGTCGCCCCAAAATAAATCTGGTCGGCATTGATACCGAAACGGCTAGTAACCCGTCCGTTTTGAAGCTCGCTCATCAAGCCATAACCGCTAATAAAGCCGTTGTTATCGACTGTTACCGCCTTAATCGCACGCACGCCATTGACCGACTGCTCAACATTGCGAATGCTTGTGGTTTGACCGTTTACGGTGGTTTGCAGTGTGGACAGTTTTTGGGCAGTGGCGGTGTCTTTTTGTGCCTGTGTGCGTTTAAACTCATCAAGGCTTGCCGAGCTTGCTTTTGCGTCAATATCAGCTTGCAAATCTTCTGGTGCGGGTGTCCAGTCTGTTGGTATTGTACCAATTTCTAATTTAGGTAACTTAACTTCGCACACAAAACCTGCCCGTTCATAGGTTGCAATCTCAAAGTTTACACGCTCTTGATTTGTCCATTTACTATAATCCAATGTTAAGCTATAACGCTTAAATTCACGACTATCAATGGCAATATACTGGGCGATATCGCTTAATTGATTGTTTGTATTAAAACGGCGTAGTCTAATATGCAATCTACCGTCTCGATTGGATTTAGCGGTAAAGCTAATGGTAACCTTACCGTTTTCTAATGCTTGGACATTATCAGATTGTTGAGTGCTTACCAGTAGTCTGCCAGTAGCTACAAAGGTTGCCACACCATTTTCAATACTGGTGGGGCGTGTCCAAAGTGGGTTTAGGGCTTGGGTATTAAGTAATAAATTCCGCCCACCCACCGCCAAATTATCAAATCGTGCATTAAGCTGGCTTTGAGCCGTTGCCAATGCTTGATTTGTGTCGCTCGTGGTGCGTTCAAGGCTTGCGATTTTACTTTCGCTTGTGCCGACCCGTCCACCAATACCATTAACGGTGCTTTCAACCGTGCGTAAAGCTTGGGCGTTGGCGGTGTCGCCATTGACTCGTGCTGTCTCTTCTCGTGCCAAGCGTGCGGTTAAATTGTTGTCGGCAGACTTATAGGCGGTATCAATGGCGGTAATCCGCTCGCCAAGTGCCGTATCTGCATCTGCTGATGTTTGTTTAAACTCATTTAGGCTTGCCGTGCTTGCCTTGCTGTCCAACTCTTTGCCTGTGGCAGTCTTTTCCCACACTTGCCAAGCCCCATTATAGACACGAGTGTAAACAAGGCTTGCATTATTGTCCGCCCACGCTGTTTGCGTGATACGCTGGTCGTTGGCTTTTTCTACGACCACATAAGCGTATTGAGCAAAGGGAGCGTTGGGGTTGCTACCAGCATGAATGAAATATTTGCCTGTTTCGATTAAGGTGTTTAAATCAGTCCTTGCTCTTAATTCCGTCCATTTAGTGCGACCGTCAATCGTGCCAAAATTGACAGTAAGCTGGTTGATTTGGCTTGCCGTTGTAGTGTCTTTATCGCTTAACGCTTTGATTTGATTAAAAATGTTGGCTTTGTTACCATCATAATCTGACTGCAAATTATCAATGCGTTGGCTTAAAGCATTATCGCCACTTGTCATGCTTTGTCGCAAAGTTTCCAAATTTGCCGTGCTTGCTTTGGCGTTCATCTCGCTGTTTAAGCGGTTAATGGTTGTCGCTTGTCCGCTTTGTGTCTGCTTTATCGCCGTGATTTCGCTTGTGGCGTTGTCGCTTGCCGTTTTTAAAGCGGTGTATTTTTGCGACAAATCGCCTGTCGTTACGCCCAAATCACGAATGCTTGATGTATGACCGCCCACCGTTTGCGTAAGGTTGGCAATTTCCTGCGTTTTGGCATTATTTGCCGTTTGTAGGGCGGTAATATCACGGATTGCTGTGTTAATGCGGTTTCTTTCCGTAGTGATGTTAGCCACGGCGGTTTGTAGCGTGCTTTTGGCGGTGTTAAGCTCGTTTTGTGTGTTAGCAAGCTGGCTGTTTAGCGTGCCAAGATTGCCATTAACCGCACCCACCGCACTTTCAAGTGTACCAATCTTGCCAATCGGTGTCCGCAGGGTCTGATCAAGATGGCTTTCGCTGATTTGCCCACTGATTAGGTTCAGCACCTTATCAGCGTCTGCTGATGTTGTGCCACTTGTCCAAGCCGTCCAATCACTTGCATTGCCCAGTTTATCGACGATTCTTGCACGGTAAAACTGCGTCAGATTGCCCTGCAGTCCCGTGATTTCGTGCTTATTGGTTGGGTAGGCAAAAGTGCCAAGTGTGGTAATGTTTGTGCGACCGTCAGGCGATACTTGGATTTCAGTGAAGTTGGTGTCTTCTGACTTCGCCCCAAACCCCCAAGCCAAATTCATACCAAATAGCACACCAATCGCACGAATAAACGCAGGGCGGTTTGGTCTGCCGACTTTACCAACAATCTGCGTCAGGGCTGAATGCGTGGCAAGGCTTGCCTGTCCAAAGGCAGAAATGGCGGTTACTTTGGCTTCGTATTGCCCAGCGTACACACCAGAGATTTCAATGCTGTTTGTGCCTGTGGGCGGTAGGGCTTGCCAGTTGCCATTATCTTTTCGCCATTCCACTTGATATTTGACTGCACCTGCTACTTGCTCCCAGTCGATGACAAGGGTGGTAACGCTCATGCCTTGATTGATCGTCTGGTATGATGACACATTCACAGACTTGGTCGGGGCTTGCACGGTGGGGTTGATTACGCTGATCGGACGCTCGTCAATGTACGCACCGTGATCGATGGCATCGTATTTGGCAGGGTTGTACTGCACGGCGGTAATGGTAAATTGATGATTATCGTCTGCCGTTACCGATAAAACCCTAAATTTCATCGTGGCAAGGTCGCTACTGTCTAGCACCCAAACATTTTCCACGCTGATGCCGCCAAAGGCTTTTGTTACCGTGATTTTATCGCCACTGACCGAGCGGATTTGCCGTCTTTGGCTTGTGCCATCATCGCCATTGATGACCAGCGTATCACCTGCTTTGGCAGTAATGGTACGGTCTAAGGTAATCACAGTTTTGGCTTTATTGACGGCAAGCACACGACCGCCCGTGGCACGCCCTGCAAACAGCTCATCACTGATTTCAATCACTTTGGCAGGGGCGGGGATATAGCCGTCCAAGCCCACTTTGAAGGTTACCATGCGAGTTTCGAGTTGTTCGGATTTTAACGCCCACAGTCCTGCACGCTGGGCTTGCCCACGAGAAGTACAGCCCCAAGCTGAAATGTCCGCCACACGCACGCCAAACTTAGCAATCGCTGCTTCGTCTCGGACGTATTCATATTCAGTCTTAAAATGGTTGGCAGGATTATCCCACGCCACCTTTGCCACAGTACGGCGGTCACGAGAGCGTGTGCCTGTATATTCAAACACGCCATCAATGACATTGGCACGGCTGAATGAATAAATGCTGTCTTGAGGAATGTCCGCATCCAGCACAATACTGTTGCCGTCCCAGTAAGAAATGGCACGAAATACGCCAGCAAGTCTGGAAAGTAGCTCAAACGCACCGTCCGCCGATTGGATATAGACATTGACCGTAAAACGGGGTTCTTGTCCACCCATGCCATCATCGACCATCTCATCACAGTATTGGGCGAGACGATACAAGCTCCATTTATCAATCATGCTTTGGGTCAGGCGACCACCCAGCCCATAGCGTTCGGCGGTGCATAAGTCATAATAGACCCACGCTGGATTGTTGCTGTACGCCATCTTAAATTGTCCGTCCCACATACCTGTATAGGTGCGTGCCACAGGATCGTAGTTCGTTGGTACTTTGATAATCAAGCCCTTGCAACGAGCCGACATTTTGGCGACATTGCTAAAACTCTCGGCATCGTATCTTAGCCCCAAAAGAGCGGTGTTGGGGTAGCGAAGTTTTAAATCAATCACTTCACTGATGGCAGCGATGAACATTTTATCTGAGATAAATTCGCTAGTGCTGTTCGGTGTGATACGGCGAACACGTAGCTGCCAGCCCGTTTGTGCTTTTGGTAGGTCAATACGGTGGCTACGCTCGTAAGCGTCTGATGTTTTGGCATTGATGGAAGTATTTAGGACTTCCACCCAACCGCCGTTGTCGGTTTTGACATCGATGGCATAATCAATCTTTACGCCTGACACATCGCCATTTTCACGGTTTTGCTGACGCAACGCTCCCCATTTTAGACGCACCCGCAGAGCATCAAGGTCAAGATTATTAAAGGCTTTGACAAATGGCGTGCCGTGTTTTAGCTCAACATTAACCGCCGTTTCGCTTGCCACATCAGGAAAGCCATCAATGTACTCTTGGTCGTTCGTGCCTGTGCGAAAATCGACTTTGACATCGGCAAAATTAAACTCGCCATTGTCATTTTGTAGGGGCGTGTCTTCCAAATAGACGGATTTATAGCCATTTGCCAAACCTGCAATCTCGCCTTCGCCCAAGCCATACATGATACTGATAAAAGTTTTGGACTGAGCCGAGTCAGGGGCGATGATGGGCTGTCTTTGTTTGCCGCCGCCTTTTTTAGCACCGTGAATGTTCATTTTTTTATCCTTGTTGTCTGTCAAGTTGGGTTACGCTATTACATCATGTCTTCTGGTAGCTGGCTGGCTGACAGGATAAATCCGCCGATTTCTCGCTCGCCGTATAAAATGGGGACGGGGTTGCCTTGAGCCACTGTCGTAACCGCACCGCCAAAGCCTTTGTTTGCTTTGTTGCCGTCTTGGTTGTTGTCCTGCGTATCTACTTTTGGCATGAGCATCTGAGAAATACCGCCCACCATCATGCCGATACCTGCACCGATGAGTGCCGCCCCCACAGGGGCAAAGCCCATGCCTGTCGCCACGATACCAGCGACCACCATGACCGCTCCAAGGACGGTTTCTAAAATACCTGCTTTTTTTGAGCCTTCCACGACAGGCACGACACGAATCACTTTGGCGGTGTGAGTCATCTCAAGCTCATTCTCGCCCACATTTTGCTTATCATGAAATACGGCAAAGCGTAACCCCTGCCTGTGAGCATTCATCATAAATTCTTCAAAGCCAGCCAGTTGCACGCACAAGGCATGCATTGCTTCTTTTGTACTGCCCACTGCCAAGTTAAAAGATTTGCCGAATTTTTTGGCGAGAATGCCGTGTAAGATGATGGTTTTCATGGTTGATTTTTCCAATAAAAAACCGCCCACGATGAATCATGAGCGGTTAAAATCACTGTTTTTTTTGATAACAAAAAAGCCAAATAATTCATACATTTTTTAACATTTTTGCAAAAAAATTGTATAAATTACTTGACTTTTAATGTAGTATTTACTATAATATGTTTATCAAGACAAGGTGCTGCAACACCAAGCCTTGATAGGTTATCCGCCACCGACCTAGTCAAGTGGTGGCGACCTTAGGAGATAAGACAATGAAAACGCTAGTCAAAGTTATCATCATTGTTATCCTGCTACTACTAAGCAACAACGCTTACTAACAGCAGGTAGCCTTATAAAGGCTGGGGCGGTGGGCAAGCACGCCGCTCCACTCCTAAAACTTATGATTATCTTACCAACAATTTAAGGATAAGTCAAATGCCAAAGATTGTCAAAACCCCAAAAAGCCGTGCCGAAATCCAAGCCGATTCCGATGCCAAACGAGGTGTAAAAGTAGCAAGCTATAAATTTCCCACCGAATTTATTGACGAGCTTGCTGTTTTGTCCGAAAAAACAGGATTGTCTCGTTCTACCATTATTATGCAGGCTGTCAAGGCGTGGCAGCAGACTCTATGAGCGAATGATGACGCACTACCAAACCAACCCTATCCGCCCACCCCTTACCATAAATCTCACGCACGCTTTGCCGTCCGTAGGGGTGGTGCAGGATTAGGGTATTGCCGACACAAGGCGGTGTGCTTTCGCTTTTAAGCGTGCCATTATCGCCAAGCCAAATGACAGCGTGGTTAATGTGGTGTGTGCGTCCGACACGGCAAAGCAAAATATCGCCATATTGCAAATTGTCTGTTTGTAAACCACTCAAGTCCACTTCCACAAAGCCCGCCAATTCAAAATTATTTTCATAAAGTGGGGCGTGATGTTCGTCTTCCCACCAAGCGTCTGTGCGGTCAAAATCAGGCAATTCAATATCAAGCTCACGAGCATAAAAATCTCGGACAATGGCATAGCAGTCCTGCACGCCATGAATGTAGTTTCGCCCCAAAAGGGGCGGTCTGTACCCACACGGCTTATAAATGCCAAAGGCAGGCTCATCGCCGTATTCTTGCTTGGATACCGCCACAATGACCCACGACACGCCGTGCAGTTCAATCTGCAATTTATCCAAATCAGACGGCAATACCCCGCCGTCTGGGTGGCTATGGACGATTGCCTGTATCTCGCCCAAACTTTCAGCACGGGCAAAATCTTTGGGGCAAAGAATAAATTGCTCATTGTCTGTGGCGGTGTTGGTGCAGGGTATGTATTTATCATTCACAATCACGCCACAGCACTCAGCAGGGTAGCGGTCAAGGGCGTGGGCGATGATGTCCGATTTTAGTTGTTTGGTTAATTTCATCTTAATTCCTATGAACCAATTAGACTGCTGGCTGGACAGCCACCAAAGGGCAAGGGCTTATTTCTCCCAAATCGGCAAACACACGATTTCATTCGCCCACCGCATTTGTCCAAAATGGGGTTGTCGGTAGGGTTGTCGTGTTCGTCAAACATTGTCGCCCCTGTATAGCCGCATTCTTCGCCACGATACTTACCCACGACCGCCCAGTGACAATAATTGGTAATCTCTCTTACAGGGATTTTTAAGCCCTCTAAATCAATCGGATTTGACAGCTCAAAAGTAACTTGTTTGGCATTTTCACTTGTTTTTTGTTCAACAAACCAAATCTGCTCTTTACATTCATCGCTTGCCGTTGGATTGCCGCCGTCAAAATTAACCGCATCAAGGTATTTGGCAAGGGTAGTGATGACGGTCAGTTTCGCTCCTGCAAAATCGCTAAACTGCAAACAATACGCCGACACCGCCCCTTGCACCCCTGCGATGTTGTTGGCAAGGGTGAGTGTGGGGGTGCTTGCTCTGCCGTCTGATCGCATCTCAAGTCCTGTTACATTGAGAGCTTGTGGGCTGTATTCTTTACCACGAAAAATGATATTGCCGTCATTTTGCTCGTGATTGTGTCCGTGAAAGCGTAAAATGCCAGCTCCAAGACGGCTTGCGTCCAGCTCAAAGAGCGTAATCACGCCATCAACAGACAGTTTTTGAAAGTCGCTATTTAAGGGCATATTGCCTCCAAATAAAAGACGGAAAAGGTTAATTTTCCGTCTTTGTGTGTGTTATGCTTCGCCCACCACTTCATCGCTGATGGTTTCGGTGGCTTGGTCGGTCTTGTCCGCCACTTCCACAGCCACGCCAAATTCATCATTTTTATAAACACAGGTAAAGGCGGTGATGGTCTTGTCGTTGTTCCAGCCTTTAAGCTGATTTAATTGGTTGGTCGCCCATGCTAAGATTTCGGCACGAAAAGCAGTCGTGCGATTGCGTTTCAAAATGCCGTTGTTTGGCTCATTGTTCGCTACCTCAAAGCCGTCATCTTCTGGGTAATAGATGATTTCTACCGTATCTGCCTTTTCGCCATGCTGATTTCGCCAAGCGTCCACTTGATAGATGAACGATTGAAGTGTGATGGCTTCGGTGCGGTTAATCATGGTTAGGGTTTGTTCGCTCATAGCGTTCTCCATTAAAAAGCCCTACCGATAGGCAGGGCGTGGGTTTTGATGATGTTGGCGAAATTGATTTCATCAACATCGGATTAAAACACTTGCTCAAATTTTAGGATAATCTCCCAAAAATTGCCTTTTCGTTGTTTGGTGTCATAATCTTGGCAGATGTATTTGGCAGTCTTGCCGTGCGGATCAGTCCAGAAAAAGGGTGTAACCCCGCCATGCTCATCTAAAAAATCTTCGATGGGCTTGATGACAGTCTTATAATCGCCTGTCTTGTTACCGCTCCAGTCTTTGCGTTTATTGTTAATGCCATGACTGACACGCTGGGCGTAGCCATCGCCAAACTGCGTCTTACCGACCGCATGGCGAGTGCTGGCGGACGCTCCCATGTTCATTTTCCAAGTGAAAGTTCTAAGATTATCTGCCATAGAGCATTCCCCCTTGTCGGCGTTCTTTTTGTAGTTCAGCTCGTACGGCTAATTTAATGGCATTGCCGAGATTTTTACCCATGTCGTGCGAGCTTTGCACATCGCCACCATCACTATTGACGGTTACGCTGATATTGATGACCTGCCCACCGCCATTGCCTTGCAAGCGGTTTAGCGTGTTATCAAGGTTTTGGGCGGTGTGTTTGGGCAACACTCGTTCGCCTTTTTCCAAGTTCCAAGTACCTGATTTTGGCACGGACATGATGCCGTCATGGGCTTGACCCACAGGCATGACGACTGATTTAATCGCACTGACGATTTTCGCCCCATGCGACACTGCCAACGCCATGTCTGCAAGTCCAAGCGGAAAGCCTTTCGCTAAACCTTGCGACATGGCTTGACTCATGGCAATCCCTGCTTGGGCGATGGCAAAACCCTGCTGCATGGCGAACATCGCACGATAGATACGAGATTGCTCACCCAAACCGTCTTTGGCAATACTGGCAAGTGAGCCAAACATATCTTCGCTGTCGCTCAGCACCAGAGCGTTCATGGCAAGACTGTGGGCTTTTTCAATTTTGGCTCGCTCACTTGCTCCCCACTCCTTGATCCTGATGCGTTCTTCTTCGGTCAGTCGCTCGTTATCCAGCAAGGCTTGTAATCCTGTGTCTAGACTGGCATATTGACCCGCTGTTTTGGTGTTCAGCTCGTCATAATGATCAGTGGGTGTGGCAAGTCCGACAGTTTGACTGATCAGCTGTTTGGCTCGCTCGATGTCAAGATCTGCCCCCATGACCTGACTGTGCATGGTTAGCACATTGAGCTGGGATTTGAGTGTTTCAAGCCGTTTTTCTTCGTCCGTTTTTAAAGACTGGGCAAGGCTGTGATATTCTTTGGTAACGAGAATTTTCTTTTGTTCTTGTTCTAAGGCATTCGCCGCCATTTCTATCACTTTGTATTGCTCAGTGTGTCCATCTTTTAGCAAATGATTGTACTGCCCCAGCGTTTCAGTACGCTGTTGTTCAATGGCGAAAAGCTCTCGTGCCATACCTTCTTCCACGCCAAGTAAGGCAAGCTCATTTCTGCTGTCTCTGGTTTGCTTTTGTAATTCACGAGCCTTGGTAACAGCTTCTAGGGTGGCGAGCGTGCTTAAAATCTGCTTTTTCTGTTCTTCACCAGCAAGGTGCAGAGCGTTGGCGGTGTCTTGCAAATCGTACGCCATTTCTAGGTATTTACTGCCGTCAGCATTGGACAGGTGCATTTGACGCATGGCATCTGTATATGTGCCGTGTAGCTCGAAGTTGGCTTTGGCGGTGTCCATTTCACGAGCTAATTTGCGTAAGTCGGCTTTCATTGCTTCGCTGGCAATGTGGAATTTGCCACTCGTGGAAGTGATTTCAAATTCAATCTTGCTAAGCTCGGAGACGAAAGGCGTACTCATATCCCATTCGGCACGCTCCCATTCGGCAAGTTGTGATTTGAAATTGTCTTCCAACTCTTTTAGGGCTTTGCTGGCTTCATCGGCGGATTTGCCCACAAGTTTATTCGCATCGGCGGCGTTTTTCGCTCCTTTGCCTGCCTGACTTCCAGCACTGCCGACATCTGCCATCGCACCAGCCAAGCCAAGATTTGCACCGCTCGCACGGTTTGCTGATTGTTGGACTTGCTCGTAGGCATTTACCACTTTGTATTCTAAGTGGTGAGCGTTATTTTGGGCGACGGCTGCTGTAAAACCACCAAAGCCAAAATTAGTCGCTCCATACTCCATACGACCGATGGACACCTGAGCGAGCCGTGCGACTTGCCCACCACCAAACATTCCAGAAATGGCGTTCATGCCATCAATGATGACATTGATTTTGTTGATTTGGTTGTTAATGATGTTTTCAAAGACCATTGCCACAAAGTTGCCAACGCCTTTAAAAACATTAACAATCGCTGTACCTAGCGAGCTGATGTTTTTCCATGCGTACTGTGCAAAAGTAACAATAGTCGCCCCTGCTAAATCAAACACACGGGCGGTAATTTGTAGCACACCGACAAAGCCCTTATGAGTACCTGCAAAAAACCCACCAAAGGCGGTCTGGGCGAAACTAGTGGCATTGGCTGAACCCCCCATTAAGCCGCTAAAATAATTACTGGTGGCTGTCCAAGCTGTTCCCAGTCCATCTACCACACTACCAACGAAATCCACCGCTAGGATACCTGCCACGCTAAACGCCTCGCCTAGTGATTTGACCGCTCCGCTTAGTCCTTCGGTGCGGGCAATGACCGCCCCAATAACGGCAGTCAAGGCAATGATGGGGTGGGCGGTAATCACTCGTCCAAGTGCCATAAATGCACCGCCTAGCCCTGTAACTGCACGAGTGGCGAGAATGCCCACGCCCATTGCGGTGCGTTTGGCAGTAGCAACCCCTGCAATGGCGAGCGTGTGCATTCGTGCTGCTGCGGTAGCGGTATTAAAACTGGTCGCCAAACCCACCAATGAACGAGCGTAATTGGCAGTTGTGGCAATGGCGGTGGTGGTTAGATTGATGTAGTGCGTTTTTGTCATTCGCAGTAACATCATGCGAGTGGATAGCACATTGTAGGCATTGATTTGTCCTTGCACGCTAAATGCGTTGGCAATGCTGGCTCTGGTGCTTGCCAAAGTTGCCGAAGTCAGCCCTGTAAATGAAGCAACCAACGCAGAATTTCTAGCGACATTGGTAAGCCATACCGCCCCAACAATCGCCCCTGCACTGACCAGTGTGCGGAAATTTTCTGCCACCCACAATGCCACATTTGCCAAATTTTGCGATAAAAGGCTGTTTTGGTTCATAATATCGTCCACCAAAAAATCATATTGGCTTTTGATATTTTGTATCCCTTGTGCAAAGGTGGTCGGCATTTTGTTAATGGTCTCTTGTAGCTTATCGTAGCCACCAAGCACCGCATTCATCATCACTCGACTGGTAATTTTACCTTCTGCTGCCATCGAGCGAAGTTCGCCACGAGACACTTTAAGGCTATCGGTCAAAAGGTCAATGATGACAGGGGCTTGGGCGGATACTGAGTTAAACTCTTGCCCACGCAACGCCCCCATACTCATCGCCTGACCAAGCTGAACCAGTGCCGCTTCTTGGGCTTGGGCTGAGCCACCGCCCACGCTCATCGCCATGGTGATGTTGCGAGTAAAATCAAGCACTTGGCGTTGGCTTGCCCCAAGTGAGTCTAACGCACGCTTACTGGACGCATACAGGTCAGTAACGCCGTCAATAGTTGTCCAGTAATCGGTACTAATTTTGCGTAAGTCCTGCAAAACGGCATTATATTCCTCCGTAGTTTGGGTGTTGATTCGTACCTTACTTGCCAAATCCTGCATACGGTCAGCCGTCTGCATGATGTGTGAAATGCTCACCGCACTTCCCAAGCCAGCAAAAGCCATACCAAGATGACCGCCCACGAGCTTGCCATAGTCAGCAACGCTTTTAAGATCCTTTTTGGTTTGGTCGGTTGCTCTCTTCATCTCACGCACATAATTGGCGGTGTTGGCGTGGAGCAAGATGTCTAAGCGTGATAAAACTTTTGCCATAATGATTTCTTATAAAATTTCCAACAAAAAACGCTGAGCGGCAAGCCGTCAGCGTTTAAATAGGATTTTTGATTTTGTAAAATTATGCCTTAGAATGGTCTAATTTGTCAATATTGAATGTGAGTAACTTTATTATTGGTTAAATGCAGCAGTTTATCCCATTTGCCATAAATCCAAATCTCTTGTGTGCCAAACTGGTTGATAATGGTGCTAATTTCGCTGGGTTCGCCCCAGTTGCTGTTATGTCTAACATCAAAAGCAGTCATGCCGATACGCACATTTGGTTTGTCTGATAAATCTTGGTTTGGGTAATATTTTCCAACAGTTTCTTGATAAGTATCAAGATTGGGCTTGGCTAATGAAATGGGCGAATGATTAGCCATCAAACGATTGATGGCATCATCAAGCTCATCATTGGTTGATGGCTGGTTGGCATGAGCGACAGAAAAAGACATCAACGACAATAAAACCAAAACAGGTCGCATAAAAAAGCCTTTGGATATAATACAACTGTATCATACCCAAAAACCTATCTTTTTTCAACCTATGGTAGAAAACATCGCTATGGTTCGTTCTACTTGGGCTTGTAGCTCCGCCTTTCTCTGCTCTAACTCATAGGCTTCTCGCTCATCGTCCGTCATCGGATTAGGGTCAATGATGATATAATCGGACGGCTTGCCCCCTGCCATCGCACAGGCGATGATGGCAGACTGTATGTCGCCACGATAACCGCCTATCGGGTCTAGGCGGTCATAGGCTTGCCACTCAGCAAACTCACGGGCGGTCATCGTGCGTTCTAGCTCGCCAACCGTCTTACCCAGATGTCCTGCGAGTTTGAACAAAAATCGCCGACTTTTGTCGGCTATGAGTTTTTTTCTTGGGTCTCGCTTTTTTCATCAAGCCCATTTAATTTATTGATTTCTTTGATGACCGAATACACGCCCTTAAAATTAAGCTGGCTGATTTTATCCAAATCATCAATACCAAATAAGCGTTCGCCTTTTTCATCACATACCCCAAACACAAAAGACAACGCCATATTATGACCCTCGTCTTTTTTAATGTGCGTGGCGATTTGTTCTTGGTCTTGGACGGTAAGCTGACGAATATACAAATCTCCATTAAACTCTGGAATGTTAATTTTCTTTGGCTCGTCAATAACCGCCAAACCTGCCAATAATGCACTTGCTAATTTTGCTTTACTCATAAGAATTTACCTTTTTTGATTAAAATAAAAAAGCCATTTATTTAAAATGGCTTTTTGGGTTGAATTAAATTAACCAGAAATTTTGGTTACATCGCCTGTAATGGTAATTGTACCTGTTTTGCGGATTTTCTTTTTTTGGTCGCTGTTATCGGTGGTTAGTTTTGAGACAATGCCCTTGAATTGACGGGACTCGCCTGTGGCAACCACATATTTAAGCTGAAAAAACAGCTCTTTGCCCCCTTCAAACGAAGTTTGAATAAGCTGGTGTACCGTGTCTTTGGGGTCTAACACATACTCAAATTCCAGCTCGGATTCTTCTTTGAAGTCCACAGGGGCTTTGACGGTACGCTTATCATCGGTGGCGGTTACTTCATCCAATGTCTTTTCTTCGGACGGGTGGTCGCATTTTTGCAAATGCTCTACTTTTTGATAATCTGTACCCGTTGCCGAAATGTGGAGCGTATAAAAACTGTCCACAAGGTTTTCTACTACTTTTGCCATAAAAGTCTCCTAATTGGCGGTTAAAAAAATTAAACTTCTATTGTCTGCCAAAAGCCATATTCAACAATTCCCCTAAATAATCCGCTACTATCATCACGCACATATTGCACTCCGTGATAAATGGACGGTTTTATTTGGTTTAATTGATTGATAGCTTTGGCAGTTAATAATAGACATTCGTCATAGTCATTATGATAAACATCTATTTGCACATTTGCCCACTCAAATCCTGTAATACCGTCCAAATCATTATCGGGTTCGGTGCTAATAATTTGATAAACGATATAAGGCGGATTATTGGGAATATTCTCTGGAATAAATAAGGGATAACACTTATCATCAACCAAATTGGCTAAATGGGTATAAATAATTTGACTGGCATTCATTAAATTTTATCCAATTCATCTTTTAAGGTTTTTGCAAAAATATCCACCGCTTTTTGCACATTTTTATCAAAGGCAGGGCGTAAAAAAGGCACGGCAGGCATTTGACTTGTGCCATATTCCACAAAATGCCAGTAGTTCGGATATTCCTTTTGTTTTGTGCCTCTGCCCACATAAATACCCATTGCCACGCCGTGTCCGCCAAGTTCACCCATTTCTCGTTTGGGGACTTTGCGTTTTCTTATGGCGGAACGCAAAAGCCCACGCTGAACAATAACCCTGCGTCCGCTTTTGGTTATCATTGTGTGTGGTTCTGGGGCAACGGACGCATAAAATTTAGCGTCTTTTCGCATTGGGTTTAGGGCTTGATTTAGGGCTTTGGATAGGGCTTTGTCTTTCATCTTGTCATCAAGTGTGGTAATAACTTCGTCCAGTCTATCTAAGCCTTGAATTTCAATCTTACCTATCATTACTGACCGCCTTTAACGCTAGTGTCAAGTATTCTTTGCCCGTGCCATTATCCGCCAATGGCTCGCCAACGATTTCATACATTCGCCCTGCGTATTGCACTCGCATTGTGCCGTCAATGTCATCACGATAACGGATTTTTGCCCGTGCTGTGATTTGAGTATCTTGGGCTTGACCTGCAATAATATCTTTGACCGATAGTGGGATAAATTGCCCCCAAAGGGTCAAGGCGTGTTCCCATTGGCTGACCTTTCCTGCCCCTGTCAAAGATGAACGGCTGGCAGTTTGGCGGTAAATTTTTAGGCGGTGGCGAAGTAGCGTGGCTTTCATTATTTTGTCCTAAAAGGCAGGTGTGCGATACGGAGCTAACATCTGACGAACCGCTGGCGGTAGGTAATTGCCATGATTTGCACCATTTTCACTGTTACGATTGTCATCAAGATACCCCACCATCAAAAGTGTGGCGACCTTTAGACTGGGTAGCATTTCATCTGTAATCTCGTCTGTGATGTAGTTTTTGACGCTTTTTTCGGCACTTTGCAGATAAATGGTCAAAATCTCATCGCTGTCATCATCGTCATAGCGTAAATGGTGTTTGACTTCATCAAGCGTGGCAAATTCTGTCATTATTTATCCCCTTTATCCAAAACCGCCCGAATGCGTAAACGGGGTTTAACCGCCTTTTGTGGCTCGGCTTTTGGCTCAGGCTTAGGGGCGTTGCCAAAGGGGTCATCGCTGCTGTCTCGTTTGGCAAGGGCGGATAGGCTGTAATTTTGCTGCTGCATAAGCGGGGATTCGCCCCCAACCACAGGCGGCAAGCCAAGCACCGCACGGGCTTCATTCGGGCTAAAAATACCGCTCATCGTGCCTTCTTTTAAGTACATGATTTGACTGGTGCTATCCATTCGGATAAGTGGGGACAAATCCGCCTCACATTCCACACCCTTTTCCAAGTCCAAATGTTCATCAAGCAGGTTTTCAATCGCCTCGATGTAATGCTGTAAGCAATCTGAGTAGTAGATTTCGTTCAAATCCGAGACTTTTTGACCCGCCTTTGCCTCGCCCATACCGACCTTAAAGGCTGGCACATGAAACACCGAACACACGGTCTCGGCGGTCATTTTAAGCTGTTCAATGGATTGGCTGTCACTGGCACTCATCGCAATCGGTTCATACCTTGCCCCACTTCCCAAAACGGCAATCCCCCCGCGATTAACCCCTGCATAGTTTTGTTGCCATTCAGCTTTGACCTTGTCGGCTTTTTCTTGGCTAATGTCGCTTGGGGTGGACAAAACACCGCTTGGACGAGAATTGTTACTAAACAAAGTTTTGGCATTGTTTTGGATTGAAAGCCCAAGCCCCACACTCATCGCACACGCCGTCAAAGGCGATAAGCCAACAAGGGGGTGATAAAAGCAGTTGTAACGGTCATGGATAATCTCGCTCGCTGGCACGGTAACATCGCTCGGCAAGCCCAAAAGTTTATCCGTGCTGACTTGATAAAACACATCGCCACTGTCCGCCACCAAAACCTTGACACGGTCAGGATTTAGTACATACAATTGCCATACATCGCCAAAAATATCTCGTTGTTTTAAAATGTAGGCATTACCACGCAGTAGCTTGCTACTTACCCAATTTTCTACAAACTGTTGCCAAGTTTGGTGCTTGTTGGGCTTTTTTAATAGGGCTTGGGTGCGTGATTTGGCTGGCAACAGCACGCCATTTTTCACCGATTTGGTTTGTATGCGTAATTTGCCAATGTCGGTGCTAATCAAACTCACGCACGCAAAAACAGCGTGAAAATTGGTTAAATCGGTGCGTTTAAGCTCATCTCCCTTTTGCCACGCCCCTGTGTAGGGTTCATTGATAATGGGTAGCCAGCCGTTACCCCCATTAGAAACGGGGGTCAGCGATTTTTTGCGGAATAAATCAAAAAAGCCCATTAGTTATTTTCCATGTCGGTTTTCTTGGTCTTGGTCTTTTTGGGTTTGGTGGTTTCGGCAAAGTCAGCAGGTTCAGCAGGGGCATTTTCTGCGAGGTCTTGTGCCTGTTCGCTCACTTCGTCAGCTTTGGGCGGTTCTTGGTCGTCTGCCGTAGGTTCGGTGGTTTCGGTTTCGGACGGTTCTTGGTCGGTGGCAGGTGGTTGATTTTCGGTGCTTTGGTTGTCATCTAACTGCCCAAATAAGTCGCCAGCATTGCCATTGTCGCTGTCATTTTCGTCATATTCTTTGGCAAAGCCAAGCTGGATAAGGATTTTGGCTTGGGCGGTGTTAATGTCTTTGATGTCGCCTGTGGTGGCATTCGGGGCGGGTTTTAGGTATTTGATTTTCATTGACTTACTCCTGTTTTTGTGTTTTGATACTTGGCACAATACCAAAACACAAAAACAGCCCTGCGATAGGACTGTTTTTGTCTGTGTATCACTTGCTTAGTCTTCTTCGTACTTGATGGCAACTGCTGCCATTGGACGGCGTTTTGCCCAAGTAATAAAGCGTTCGGCACGAATGGCTTCTTTGTTTTCTTGGAACAAGTGTACAAGCGTTTTATTTGGCATTGTGATGGTGGCTTCTGTGCTGTACGACACTTCCACCTGTCCTTCGTCTGCCAAATAAAATTCAGACGGCTTAATCAGCTCCACGATGTTGCTGGCACTTTCCGACTCAATGACAGGCAAGCCGTTTAGCGTTTTTTCGCCTGTCGGTGCTTGCAGTCCCGTAAAGACAGGAGCACCAAGCGGATTTGTCAGCTCCGCCCATTCAGACGCTCGGGTTTCGCTCATAATGTAATGAGCACCTGTCAAGGACAAATTCGCCTTGATAAACACTTGGCGGAGCTTGGCAAGGTCGGCTTTGATTTGGGCTTCTTCGCTTCCTGTGGCATTGATAATGGTCGCTCCGTGCAATGAGCCAGCAGGACGGGTAGCACTTTGGGCTTGGTCGTCAATAAAGGTCAAGTCAAGTAGCAAGCGATTGGACTCAATCAAATCGTCCAAGATACGGCGGTCGCCATTAAATTTATTGAAACGGCTAAGTTCGTCCGTCAAAACGGCAATGCCAGCAACTTTATGGCGTTTTAATTCCACGCTGTTAAAAGTGGCATTGGTAACGGGTTTTGGCTCGCCTTCGCCCACCCACGCCGATGTCGCCCCTGTCGCCATACCTGCAATGGTGGAGTTAAAGTCGCCCGCTCGCATATATTTGGCGAGTTTGTCAATGATGGTTTGGGCTCTCAAAAGCTCAATAAATTCATTGACAAGGGGACTGACAGGCACAAGTACACCCGAGTTAGTGGTGTCCATTACCACAGCCGATTTTTCAAGCTCGGCAATGACAAGGGGGTGCATTCCTGCGGATTTGGCGATTTCCACAGCACTCACAAAGTCGCCTTTGCTCGCCAGTTTGCTAGATAGGGCTTTGGCACGAGCCATTTGTGCAAAGCCAATGCCCTGCGGTAAATTGGATTCTACTTTCACGCTTTTGGTCTGCTCTGGGGTTTGGGGGATTGGCTCGCCTTCGGCACTTGCTTTGGCTTGTTCTGGGTTTTCGCCACCAATTTCGGTAGGATTTGGGGCGGTTTCTACTGATTTAATCAGCTTTTGTAAGCGTTCGGCATTCTTTTCTAAGCGAGCGATTTCGCCTTCTAGTGCCGTGATGGTGGCTTCGTCATCATCGCTTGGCGTGTGTCCATTTGTGATTGATTTTGTCATAATCTCGCCAATTTGGGCGTGTTTTGCCTTAATTGTGGCTAAGATTTGAGCCAGTTGTGCTTTGTAATTCATACAAGTTTCACTCCGTTTATGGGTAAAATTAAAGCAACACCGCCGTTTGGCGAGTTGCTTTTTTGGGTTTGGGTTGGGGTGGGTGGTGGCTGGATTGGGTTGGTCGGTGGGTTTGGCGTGGGTTGCAAGGGTAGACTAAATGCGTCTTTGATTTGCTTAACGCTGGTAATGACACTATCAGCATTGGCAGGAATGGTAACGATTGACAGCTCCCACCACTCCCATTCTTTAATATGCAAGCCCCAAGAATTTTCAATATAGCTGTATTCTTTGATTTTAAAACCAACAGACAAGCCCTTGATTAGTCCAGATTTAATGGATTGCCACGCTTCGTCTATGCGTTCTTTTAGTTTGCCTTCTTCATCAATTTTGGCGATTTTGGCAGTAATTAAAATGCCACCTGCAGTAACTTCCGCTTGGATAACTTCGCCAATGGGCTGACTGTGATTATGGTGCGATAATAGGGGGATTGGTAAAGTAAATTTTGCCCCCAACGGCTCTAAAATGTCATCATCTCTATCGGTGCTTGGCGTGGTGGCAATACCTGTGATAAGGCGTTCATCGTCATTTTCTGAGATGGATTTGATTTGTAGGGTGGAGTAGGCTTTGGTCATGTGATTTTCCAATGATTGATAAGAAAAAACCCCACCGATTGGCAGGGTCTTTTTTTTGTGCTTATGGCTTAATACAAACCTTGATTTAAGAATTTAATTAAATTTGCCAGCTCGTTTTCGACATGGGCGATGACAATCTTGTCTGCAATACTCGGCTCTTGCATATTGATTTTTTCGACAAACTTATCTTTGATAAGGTTGCAATATAATTCAATGTTGGTTTTGTCGCCAAATGCTTTCTCGTTTAGCTGTTGATTGATGGCTGTGGTCATGTTGTAACTCCATGATTTTAAAGGGTTTATTAACTTGATGACCACAGTATCGCTCGTTACGCCGACAATAGCAAGTCTTAATTGCTAAGATTTTTAGTTTTTTTAAAACTTAAAAATCATGTTATCTTCATACTCTGCATTGTAATTAACATGGCTGTTTAGGCTCACTTTTTCAAAGTCGCCAATGCGTTGCCACATTACAGGCTCGCAATCTTTAAGATAATCCATATAATCCAAAAGCTCGCTCCTTGTACTGCTAAAAAATAGATATGGCGGACGCACTAGTTTCATCAACCGCAAAAACTTTGTCATACCAAAATACCCCGTCATCGCATACGCTTTTTGCTCGGTGCAAATGTAAGGTGGGTCAAGTAATAGCAAAGTGTTTGGTGTATTGGCGAATTTTGGTATCAGCGTATCAAAACTTTCGTGCGTAACAATCAATCCGTCCAAGTAGCCGTCCGCATTGTCGTAGTCGCTGGTGCGGACGGTGTTGTACATTTGGTGGGTGGCAAGCTCACTGATGTGATTGATTTGCTTGCCACTAAATAACAACCAAGTGCTGACACTTCTAGCGTCCACATAACCATCAAAGTCGTCAATCGCCTGCAAAATTTGCTCTTTTAGCTCGTCTGATATGCGTTTTTGGCGTGGCACATCTTTTGTCATCTCAAACAAAATGCCACGCAGACGGTTAATGTCATCAATGTGGGTCAGCCGTTCGGTATAGCCGTCAAAATCGTTATAAATGACGGTGGCTTTTGGCTTGTAGGCTTTGGCATTGTTGGCAAGCAGTCCACTACCGCCAAACACATCAATAATCGTCCAATTTTCGCCGTCATTGGGGATTTTGTCCAAAATCTTGCGAAATTCCTTTAAAAACATTCGTTTTTGACCCACGAATGGCAGGGGTGCTTTTTGATGTGCTTTGGTCATCAAGATTACCTGTGTTGGAGTCTCTTGGGACTTCTGATAAGGCGTTCTCGACGCTCAAAACATTAAACGCTTTACAGCGTGGACATTTGATTTCTAAATCATTAAAGTTTCCAATCTTGGCTAGTAACCGCCCGCAGGAGCGACAATTTACTTGTTTCATGGCTCAACCTATCGCAATTTTGTTAAAAATGTGATACCCTTGCCACGCTATGTACATAGTAGCAGGGTTTCGCTTGCGACAAGCTCGGTTTGTCGTGGGGGTGGCGGACTGTTCCAGCAGTCCGTCATCGCCCTGTTTTTCATCTGCCCACTCTATGAGTGGGTTTGTTTTTTTGCTAAAAATAAACCCCAATATCATCGGCTGATTTTGGGGGTTGTGGATTTTGGCTCATCAAGGCAACGGCGTTGAGCATGGCGATCACAGGATCAATCTTGCCGTTACCGCTCTCGGACTTACTCATTGCCACGCCTGAGCCTGACAGTTTAACTCTTGCATTGCCTACGCACCACGCCATGAGCGGCTGATTTGCGTGCGTCAGATCGCCACTGGCGATTTTGCGTTCGCATACTTTTTGGTAGCCGCCCAATTTCCAGCCTTGTGATACGCCTGTGATGTGCGTGTCTTTGGGAATACCAATGGATTCTAGGGCGATGACAATATCGTCCGCCCCAGCAGGGTCAAGCCCAATGCGGTCAAGTTTGCCACTGTCATAGATTTTTTTGGCAATATCGGCAAACTCAGCAACATCATCGCCGACATTCTCCACGATGACAAGGTCGCCATTGGCTTCAAAGTCTCGGTAGCGGGGTTCGTCTTGCTTTCGTCGTTCAAGGGCGATGGGGTGACACCACGCCTTGACCCATACCCACCATTGCTTAACCTCGTGGCGGATATTGTTGTCATCTGTGTAAATGTACTTTGGCGTAGGTAATCGCCCCACCACTGCACAGCCAAGCAAGTCATCAAGACCACCGCCATCGCCGCCCATTGTAATCACTTCCGATTTTTCAATGAGTTCATCAAGCGTAAATGTCCGTCCTGCCTTTTCCCAAAATTCTGCTCCTGCCCAGCGATTCGCACGGAGCGAAATGCCGATGGGGATATTTAGGTGTTTGGCAAGGGCGGTTTGTAGGGTGTTTTTATCGTGGGATTCTTTAGCTTTTCTTAGAATGTCGCTAAGTTCATCAATGCCAACGCTCGCCCCAAGATTGGGGTTGGTAATATACCAATTTTCAGGCTGGATATACTCGCCAGACTCCTAAGGAGTATTTTATGACCAATTTTAGCGATTTTAACTGCGATGCTGCCGTAGCTGCCCACCTTGCCAAGCCAGGCTATGAAATAGTAGAAGGAGCATTATTAACCAATGCCAACACCCGTGTTTTAGACCTTGATAAATTTGAAACAGGACGAAACCGCAGACGGGGCGAATTTAACACAAGTGCTGTGAGCTCTTTTGCTAAATTTATCAATGATAAAGCCGAGCTGAACAATACTGCTGTCTTTTTGGACAAAGACAACATGAAAGCGGTGGCGATTTTAAACTTTGAAGAAGACGACTTTGCACAAGGGCATTTGGACTATCGTGCGATTATGACCGCCAAACCCACTACTGTCTTTGAAAAGCTGACCGCAATGCACAAGCAGGGGCGGATTAACCAAAAAGTCTTTGCGGAATTTTTGGAAGATTGGGCGTTTATCTTTAAGGCAATCAACAGCGATGGTGAAGAGATTGCCATTAGCTCGGCAATTGGGGCAGTGCGCCAAATGCGACTGGACGCAAATGTGGTCAGCGACAGCTCTGTGGGCAATTTTAAAGAGTCTCGCTCACGCTTAGCCAGCATTGAAGCTAAATCAACGCACGGGGCGTTACCTGCATTTTTTGAAGTTACTGACCCTTGTTTTAACGAGCTGACCGCCACGACCATCAAACTTCGGCTTGCCGTCAGTAGCAATGGCGATGACCCTGTCTTTAGCCTGTCTATTATGGGACTTGAAGCCTTAATTGACAATAAATCTGTGGAATTGGCGGATTTGATTGGCAAAGAATTGGGCGATACCGTTGAATTGTATATGGGTCAGTTTGGTGGTTGATTAGATAAAAATCACCGTCTTAATATAATGTTGGGGCGGTGATTTAAATATTTTTTTTTAGAGAATAGTAAATGAGTAAGAAAACTTTACTTGATGATCTTAAAAAAGAACATGATGAAGCGGAAGATTTATTTCAAGAGCTTGTTAAAAATGGCGAGAGAGAAACAGTAAGGCGAATTGCTCTCACTATGGTAAACACATACAAACATTGCATCCGCTTGGTTAATCAACACTTAAATTCTAATGGTTGAAATTGGAGAATAACAATGATGAACTCAATCACATGGCTCACCCAAAAAGATATGGCAAAACGACTGGGCGTGTGCGTCAATACTTTTAAGACCTACTACCGCCCCAAATACCCACCCAGCGCCCAGCGTGGCAATAAGGTATATTGGACACTTGAAAACGCTCAGCGTATCGAGCAAGAAATTAACGGCACGACTGTATCATAACCATCTAATCCAAGGGGTAAAACGCCCCTATTTTTATGCCTGCCAATCCGCTACAATATCCGCCCACCAGCTCATGAGTGCTACACGCTCATCCCAGTATTCAGCACGGTTATAGACATGGCGGACATCTTTTTTGGTGTGAGCAAGCTGACGCTCAATCACATCAGCACGCCACAGACCGCTGTCATTTGCTACCGTAGAAAATAACGAACGAAAGCCATGCGTAGTCATGCGACCACCAAAGCCCGCTCGTTTGATGACTGCCAGTACGCTTTCAATCGGCATGGGTTTGGCGGGGTTGCTGTGGTGCTTAAAAACAAAACCATCATCAATGCGTGAGCCGTGCAACCCCCTTAAAATCTTTAACGGCTGACTGGCAAGTGGGACGGCGTGTTCAAGGCGTGTTTTCATGCGATAAGCAGGGATAATCCATACACCTTTATCTAAGTCAAATTCGTCCCATGTCGCCTTGCATAGCTCGCTGGGTCGCACTGCCAGATAATTTGCCAGCGATAAAGCGACAGGAGCAAGTCCGATGGTGGGTGTTTTCTTGATGGTCTGCCAAAAATGGCTCATTTCATCGGCGGATAATGTCGCCATATTCTGCACGGTGTGGGTGGGTATGATGTTATCCACCAGCGTACAAGGGTTGTTTTGGGCGTATTCGTGGGCGATGGCGTAGTTAAATACTTGCGACAACAGGCGTAATGAGCGTTTGGCGGTCTCGTAAGTGCCTTGTGCGACCATTTGGCTCACTGCCTTGGATACCATCGCACGGCTGACATCTGCCACTGCCATGTCTTTAAAATCGTTGGTGATGTAGGTCAGACGATAAATGACGGTGTATTTGTATTTCTCGCTTGTCCATTGTTTACTGTACAGCTCTATCCATTCATGAATGAGTTCGCTGACCGTGATGGGCGTTAGTCCTGCATTGTTTTTGATTTTATTGGCAAGCTCTCGGGCTTGTTTTAGGCTGACGGCTGGGTATTCACCAAGTTTTTTGCGTTTTCGCTTGCCAAGGGCGGTGTATTCTAGTACCCAAGACTTACGACCTGTCGGCATGACATCAATGGATAAGCCTTCGCCTGCTGAAAGTGAGTAGCGTTTTTCGGTGGGTTTTAGCCCTTTGATTTTGTTATCGGTGAGCAT